AAACAAAAACAAAATGGAAAGAAATTCAATAGTATTCTATCGCTCGTTCTTCGAAGCAATGAAAGAACTGGAACCGAAAATGAAAAGCGACGTGTTCGATGCAATAATGGAATTTAGTTTTAGCGGCAAAGAAATTGAACTGACTGGAATTTCAAAGACTGTTTTCATTCTTATCAAACCACAACTGCAAGCAAACATGCGACGCTATGAAAATGGAATGAAACCAAAACGCAAACGCGAAGCAGAAGAAAAGCAAGAAGAAAGCGAAACGGAAACTAATAAGAATAAGAATAAGAATAAAAATGAAAATACAAATGATAAATTTGTTGCACCTTCTTTGCAAGAAGTAGAAACATTTTTTGCTGAAAACAATTTTAAACTTGAAGTTGCACGTAACGCATTTCATTACTACAACGAAGCCAACTGGAAAGACAGCCGAGGCAAGTCAATACAAAACTGGAAACAAAAAATGCGCGGTGTCTGGTTTAAGGACGACAACAAAAATGTACCTTCGTCAACGCAACAAGTTTACACCGCACCGAAGAAATACAGACCAGCATGAAGACGGAATTCATAAACGATAAAGAACTTGAATGTGCAGTTCTTGGTGCGTTCTTACTGGAGCCGAAGTCGTGCGTTTTGTATATGGATGAATTAAACGAAGAAATTTTTTATTCGCTTGAAAATAAAAAAGTATTCGAAGCAATTCAACAATTGTACAACGCTGGAAGCGCAGTGGACTTGTTGACCGTTACACGAAAACTTCGTGAAAATAAAATGCTCGAAGAAGTAGGTGGACCAATGTACGTTTCGCAATTGACAAACCGAGTTGCTGGAACGGCAAACATTGGACACTGGTGCGCAGTGCTAAAACAACTTGCAATGAAGCGTGCGTTCGTGCGCATTGGTTCAACTGTATCAAATGAAAGTTCGGCAGAAGAACACGATGCGCTAGAAATTTACACGCGCTTCATGGACGAAATGAATTCTGTATTTCAGAATAACTTGAAGCAAGGCGCAAAACAAATGAAAGATATTGTAGCAGAAGCAACACAAAATATTGTTGCGCGTTACAATATGAATGTTGAAGTCAGCGGGTATTCGACAAGCGTACGTGCCGTAGACAGAATTCTTGGCGGTCACCAGAAGTCCGACTTGACATACATGGCTGGCCGTCCAGCAATGGGCAAAACTGCAATGGCACTTTCAGAAGTTCTTGCACTTTCAAAGAAGCAAATTCCAGTTGCATTTTTTTCACTGGAAATGTCAAACGTGCAACTGGTGTACAGACTTGCGTCAATGGAATGTGGTATTTCTGCGGAGCAGTTAATGAAGTACAAACTTGATACTGACGAACTGCGAACGTACTACCAGACCGTTGACATATTAAACGCATTGCCAATTTACATTGACGACAGTTCTTCACTTTCTGTTTTTGACTTCCGTGCAAAACTCAAGCAACTTCAATACAGACACAATGTAGAAATTGCCTATATTGACTACATACAATTGATGAACTTTGGTGGCAGTAACAAGCGCAATAATATGAGCCGCGAACAAGAACTTTCTTCGATAAGCCGAACGCTGAAACAAGTAGCGAAAGAATGCAACATTCCAATTGTTGTAATGTCGCAACTGTCCAGACAAGTGGAAGCAAGACAAGACAAACGACCGATGCTTTCCGACTTGCGCGAAAGTGGAAGTTTGGAACAAGACGCAGACGTTGTCGTATTTCTTTATCGTCCAGAATACTACGGCATTGAGCAAACAGAAAACGGTGGAAGCACGGTTGGACTTGCTGAATATATTGTTGCAAAACAACGCAACGGTGGAACTGGAATTGTGCCAATGAAATTTAAACACGAAGTCATGCAATATGTCGATTGGAATGAAGAAGAAACCAAAGTCAATTTCGCTTTCTGAAATTTATATTGTACGTGTGTTCGATTGGGAACAAGACGAATATTGCAGTTGGTTGCATTTCACATTTGCAGAAGCGTGGGAAATGTTCACGGAACTGGTTGAAGACATGGAAGCGGTTTTTGCTGGCGGAATGATAATGTCCGAAGGTCATTACTATCTTGCACAAACAGAAGAACACTGCGTGCAAATGTGTCCATTTATAAATGAATACGATGAAACAGAAACCGAAGACGTGTAAAGTATGTCGTACGCGCTTTGTTCCGCTTTACAGTACGCTGCAACCAGTTTGTGCAAACGTTCACTGCGTACTGGAGTTTGCGAAGTTGAATAAACACAAAAAAGAAAAGCGCGAATTGAAAGCAATGCGCGAACACGTGAAGTCAATTAGCAGTTGGCGACGTGACTTGCAGCAAGTCTTTAACCAGTTCATTCGCATGCGCGACCAACACAAAGGTTGTGTTTCGTGTGGCAAGTTATTAAATACAAAGTTTGATGCTGGACATTTTTATTCTGTTGGTTCATACCCAAACCTACGCTTCACAGAAACGAATTGTTTTGGTCAATGTGTTGAATGCAACCAACACAAGCACGGCAACTTGCTAGAATACCGAGAACGCATACTTGAAAGAATTTCACAAGAAGAACTTGAAGAACTGGTTGCGAAGAAAGACTTGCCACTGCGCTTGACGCTTCCAGAAATTAAAGAAAAAATTCAATACTACAAAAACAAAATTAAGTCTTTGAAAAAATGAAAAAACAAACAGCAGTAGAATGGTTGGAAAAGGAAATTCGAAAGCAACTACATGTTGACATTAAACACACAACGGTAGGTCTTAAACTATTTGAAGAAGCGAAGGCAAAGGAACTTGAGCAAATGAGTTTATGTAACTGCAAACCTATGGATGAGAATATAAAACGCGTCATAATAGTTGACCAAATAACTGGTAAAACATATACACACGAAAACCATGAATGAAGAACACGACGGCTGGCCAGAACCGAAGCCAATAATTACGGACAAACAGTTTGTTGTTGCGGTCGTTATTGCTGCAATACTTTTTACAATGCTACTTATCACAAAGCTATATGAACAAAGCAAAGAAGACAACAAGAAAACCAATGAGCGCGCCTACAAATGTGCTGAAAATAGTTGACGCAGAAGGCAACAAAATTATTTCTACGCATCACGGTACGTTCGCGACAATTCATTTGCATTTGAAAGAAGAAAATTTTCAAAGAAAAATTGGCGTAATACTAATTCCAGAACGCGAATTTCATGTGAAACGTGACCGTACGAAACACTTTATGCATCGCACGCGTCAATACGGTTTCAACCATTACATTTTAGACAACGCAAAGTTATTTGACACTGTTGTAATTGAAGATGAACACGCACGCTGGCGCATACCACGCACAACAATGCTTGAGCATGGCAAGTTTATGCACTTCAAAAACAACGGTGGCTTCGAACTGCAAGTGTTCGTTTCACTTGACACGCTTGCGCCTTACGAAATTGCAAAGTCAATTTAAATTTCGACTTCAATTTTTATTTCGAAGTGTGGAAAGTCTTTGAACTTCTTCCAGTCACCGCCCCATTTTACTTCTGGTGCAACTTCTTTTAGAATGTCAGCAAACATTTTAAAGTATTGTGGCGACCAGTCAAGCGCACGGTCCTTGCGAACAAACGCAATGTCGAATGCTTGTGCTGGAAAAAAATTGTGCTTGCTTCCAGACTTCAATTGAGTAACAACTTTTCCTTTTGTTGTTCTGCCTTGCGCATACAATGCCGCTTGTTCTTCTTCGGTTCTGTGTGTGCAAGTCAAGAACGGCTTGGGAAGAGTTGGATGCTTCGCAATAAACGCTGCGCTTGCTTTCGTCCACGCTTCTTGTAGTTGCGGAACGCAATCTTTTATGTTACGACTTGGCATCTGCTTCTTTTTTTAGTTTACGCTTTTCAATCATGCGTACAATTAAACCAATTAAAATAATTACAAGTTCGCGCACTCCGTCGCTCGTTGTTGTTGGCAATAATTCTTCCATCGTTTATTTTTTTTTGTTTGTTTTGTTCTGTTTTAACCAGCCAAACAACATGTCCAATATTTGTTTGTGGTTCTCAATTAAGTATATAAAAAACTTTTCGCCCATAAGCGTCGCAAGCGGCACAATAAATTGCGCCTGTGTAACTAAACCTTGCGAGTTGCAATAAACGCTGGTAACATAACCAGTGAAAACAGACATGCCGATAATTGCAGTCCATTGAAAGAAGTTCATTGTGCGTTTCATATATAGTTCGAAAGAAATTTTTCCAAGCAAACCAATTGCAATTCCAAAAATGTATGTGCTGAATTTTCCGAATAGCAGCACGAAGTCATTCCAAACGTTTTCCATTTTCTTTTTTAGTAAATAGTTTTTTCAGTAGTTCGTTTTCGTATTTCTTCAACTTCACCAAATACAATTCGCGCTTTTCTTGTGTTTGTTTCTTCATGGTATTTGACTTATTCTGCGGTCACCGTAGAATGTGCGACTGGTTGTGGTATTGCCTTGCGAAAAAATGAAAGCGTTGCTTCCTTTTCGTAGCATAAGTGGCGCACGCTGCGGAAACACATTGTTGTTGTATTCTGGAAACAAAGAACTGTTCGCGCAAAGAAAGTCATACATCAAACCTGTGTAGTAATTCGCGTTGTTTGCTGCGCGTTCCAGCATGTCTTTAAACACTCGGTCCGAAACTGGTTGAGCGTCTTCGCTTGTTCTCTGCACCAGCGTACCGTTGTCAAGTTTGTATGTCAAGAACGGCATGACTTCCACCATTGTCCACCAAAGTACAACGCGTTGCACGTAGTCGTTAACGAGTATCGAATAATTTCCAGACAACGTGTTGTTGGCAACGTCGTCCTTCAATTTTTCAAATAAGTTTGTTCCAAGATACGGTTGCAAATATTTGTCTTGTGCCAAGTACACAGAAGGGTACAACAAGTTGCTATCAACTGCTCCATTGACTTGCGTGTACTTTTTTATGTATGCGTCATTGATAAAAAGAATTTCAGCCATATTGTTTTATTTTTTTTTACGTGCAGTTCCATTTCTTCCCCACGTTGGGTTGCTTGCAAGAAAACCATTCCAATTCATGTCAATTGGCAACTTCGCAACTTCTTCTTCGTTGCGCACTTTGTATCCATATTTTTCTGCTGTCTTTACTGCAACTTGTCTTGTCTGTTTGCTGGTCAAACTGACTTTTGTTTTTAGTGTTGACATGTACACTTCCTTTTGCCAGAAATGATAACAGTTGCCGCCGCCTTTGTATTTCCAAATACTATATGTGTCTTCACCAAATGGCCCCCATCCAGAATTGACAACTTTATTTTCTGCGGCAACAATGTCTTCTTTGCGATACAACATGTCTGCTGCAATCATTTTTTTACAGAACGCACGTTGCGCTTCTTTCGCACCACGATAACGGTAACGCGTCAAAAAAAGTTTGTCGTCAATGCGCTTGTCCTGTTCGCTTATTTGGTTTGGACTTGTCGCTGGTACAATGCGCGTTGCGAATTCATGCAAAACAATGCTTTCAACTTCTGCTTCGTGTTGGTCATCCATGTCATAGTCAACTTCGAATGCGTCAACCAAAATGTAATTTTCTGGAATAACATCACCGCATTCAATTAAGAATTCAGCAACGTCGTTGTCTTTCATTTCTTCTTTCTTCACGCGTGCAACAATGCGTGCTGCCCATGCTTGACCAGCGTCACCGCCCCATAACTGCCACGCAACACGACCAGCAGTTGGAAAACCTTCTTCACCTTGTTTCCAACCGCTTGCTTTTTTGTCTACTTCATGCCTTGAAAAATAACTGTGCATTCGCTTTACTGTGTCAAGCGACAAATTCTTTTTGTTTGAAATGTCACGTGCACGCGCAACACCAACCATTGTTCCACCGCGACCAAATTCTTTGCGCCACTTCAAACCAAGTTCCGCTTCGCCAGCCATTTCATCTGTTGGCTCAAAACTTTCTTCTGCAAGTTCAGCAACATTCGCAACTACTTTTTTTTTTTGAAGTTCTGACATTGTCAACTTCAAAGCGTCCATTGCAACTTCTGTTGGGTTGACAGAACCAACAATAATGGAATTGAAAATTGCGTCTATCTGTTGCGGTGTAAGTGTTGGGAATGCCGCAGCCACAACGCCCCTTGCACTATCTTTCGGAATGATACCAGTTGCAGTTTGAATAAGTATTTCTACAAGCGAAGTTATCTGTGCGCCATTTAATGCCGTTGCCGCAACGTTGGTTTCTTCTACTGGTGCAGCACTATCTGTTGCAGTTGTTGCTTGACTTGTTGCTGGTGCAATTTCTGTGTTGGCTTCTTCAATTGAAATTGGTGTATTTTGTACAACAGTCAATTCAATGTTTGGTATTTCAAAAGAAAGAATTTCTTCGAAGCCGTCTGTCAGTTTTCTTTGTGCTGGCTCAATTACTTGGTTCAAGAAAATTTTCAGACCAGCAACCATTTCGTCTTTATTACTTCCGAAACCAGTCGTGTCACGAATACCAAACAACAAAGGTGTTGTAATTCTATGCGCAATCATTATTTCTTTTCTGCTTGTTTCAGAAAGAAATTCATATTGCTTGTCTGCGTCTGAAATTGGGAACGCAGTTATTTCTGGCTTCGTGTGTTCTGGTTCATTAAATGTCATAATGAACTTGCCAGCGTTGCGCGCGCCAGACAATTTGTTTTCCCAATCGTTTGCAATTTTTCTTTGTGCATCTGGTTCTTGTGAGCCTTGAAAGAACGAAACAATGAACGAAGGAAACAGACCATTCATAATGTTATTGACGTGGTAAATTCCAATTTGCTTTGACAGTTCAATGTAATTCACCGCGCTCCAATAGTCAGGACGTGGATAAACTTGACCGCTGGTGTAATTAAAGCACCAATAAATTTGACGCGGTTGTTCAACAGACTTTAATGAATTAAACTGCGGAATGAATACTGGCTTATTTCTTTTCTTTTTTATTGCAGACCAGTCTGCGCTGTGGTAAATTCCAAGAACGTCTTCTGTTTCTGCTTCAACTGCAATGCGACATTCTTCAAATGGCAAGTGGTTTATTTTCGCAATTGTAGTTCTGTCTGTTGAATAAATTACTTCCAAATAATAACCACCAAATTGTTTCCAGTCATGCGCGCAACCGTAGAAAGAATGCGACACGTCAAGCGAGTCAACGCGTGCTTGGTTTGCGCCAGCATCAACACCTTTGCCAGCAATCATGTCTGCAATAGAAATGCAAAGTGAGCCGTGAACTGGTGACGTTTCTGCAAGTTCGCGTAAGTATTGCGGAAACAAATTGTTCACGCCAAAGTTTACCCAACCAGCGCGGTCAAGTTTTTCATTCGCACTTACTGGTGTGTAATCCGCGAACTGCAAGTTCAAAACATTTGGTGTCTTATCCATTGTAAATTATGTCGTCTTGTATTGTAACATTTGGAACGTCGAAATAAATTGTGTTATCTTTCAATTCAACCAAACCTTGCTCGCATATACCAACGACAACTGCGTTGTCTATATCAATATTCATTGAACTGTTTTGACCGTACACAACGTACCTATAACGTCCGTTCAAAGTTAAACCAACTGTGCTAATTTGCAAAGTTGTTATGCGTTGCGTTTCAGCAATGACAACAGCAACTTGACGAATTTCATCACCGACAGAACTATTTTCTTCATGTGTAATTACAACAAGATAATTTGTAAACGTTGGCAAAAATTGACGCGCTTCATCCAGCGTCAAGCGCACAAATTGGTTTGCAGTATTTGTTTGTAGGTACAACATAATTGTAAAAAAAAAAGGCGAGCGCAATGCCCGCCCATTTTTATAGTTAGGTGTTTTTGTTAAACGTATGAAGGTTCAACAGTAATGTCTGGTGTGAAGTTGTCGAACGGATACGTTCCGTAATCTTCCAAGAAGTCTGGTTGGTTTGGTTCTTCCGCAGTCAATGTAAGCGTGTAACCATTCAAGTCACCTTTTGCTTTTCCCGACTGGTATGTTCCAGCGGTCAAGAACGCACCGTCGGTTCTTCCAACCATCATTATTTGGTCATCGTACAAACGAACGAAAACTGCAACCTTTGCTTTTGACAATAATTCAAGTTCTTGTTTCTTGTCAACTGCAAGTTTTCCAAGTGTCATTTCAACTGCTTGCACATAGTACAAAGTTCCGTTTTCCAAGTTTGGTGTTGGCGTTACGGTCACTGCACCAGTGTTGCGGTTTGGTTGATAGCGAAACAATTCAGCAGTTGGCAGTCCAGTAATTATTGTCAAGTTTGTAACAGGGTCGGTTGTGAAGACAATTCCACTTTGAAACTGTTCCCAATTGCCAATGAAAATTTCCTTCACTCCACCAACACCCTCGTTACATTCGAGCAAGAAGCCCGTGGTCAATAAGCATTCAGCCATATCAATTTATTTTTTAATGTTTAGAACCAAGTTGAATACGCAACAATTTCAGAACCAATTCCGAACTGTGCAGCGGCAAAGAACTTCGCGCTGAAACGAACGTTGTCTTCTGCGAATTGCCCCATGTCTACAACTTGAATATTGTTCCAGTCAGACAATACGTTAGTTCCAAACCATACGTTTGACTTGCGCATGAACAAAATTGTGTTTGCTGGAAGACCACCGCACACTGCAATTTGATACATACCCAAATACGTACGTGGAACTTCTGGACCACCAAGCGTGTACCAACCATTGCCAGCAGCAGCAGAAGCAAACATGAATTTTTCCCACACGTCTTGCGACATGTACAACATTGGTTTTTCGTTTGCGTTCTTCACTGCAATTGGAAGTGCGTCAACAACAACTTGCAGTTGAGCAAAAACGTTTGCAGTTGTAATCGCAACGGCAGCTGGTTTAATTACAGTTGCGTCTGCATCCATAAGCGGCAACAAACCACTGTACTGTGTAGCAAGCGCACCGTTACCAGTCCACAAAGTTGTTTCGTTATATTGCGCCATACCTTCAAGCATATTTGCAATAATGTTTTCAGACAATGCCGCTTCTACATTACCGCGCTGGTAGTCGCCAGCTGGCCAGTCATTCAAGAAGTCGTTCTTGCAAATATTGCGTTGAATTTGGAATTTCTTCAACGTCAACCAACGTTCTTCAATTTGAATGTCGCCAAGCGGAGTGAAGTCACATGTAGGTGCTTCAAATGCAATGTCGTCTGTGAGACGCTTTACAACTTGTCGCCAGTCAATGTTTTCTTTTACTGTTACGTACTGCAAACTTTCATTTGCGAGGAACGCAGCGCGAATGTATTCGCCCGCATATTTACCAGCATAAGAAGTGTCAAGTGTTAATCCTGTTGCCATATTGGTCTTTTTTTTATTCGTTATTGGTTAATTGTTCTTTGGCATATTTGCAAGAATTCTTTCTTTCAAAGTCATTTGTCCGAAAGACTTTTCTGCTTGCTTGTTTTGTTTTGCGAATGCATGTTCAGTTGTCTTGTCCTTTACAGAAGCGGTTGCTGGTTGCTTCTTTAATGCTGACAATTCAACTTTTAATGCAGTAACTTCTTTCGAAAACTTCAATGCTTTTTCTGCTTCGCTTGCAAGTTTGGTTGTTGCTTCTGCGCGTTCTGTTTCTAAAACAGACAAGCGTTGTGTCAAATTTTCAATTACAGAAAGCAAGTCTTCTTTTGACATTTCTTCTTCTTCTTCTTTCGCTTCCATTACTTCGGAAATTTTACCGTCGTCGCCAACGACAATGCTCATTCCATTTTCCATTGTATATGTGCCAGCCATGCACGCAACTGGGTTGCCGTCTTCATCCATTGTGTAACAGTCAGCGCCAGCTTCGAATGCTGAACCAGTTGTGTAAATTGAAGAACCGTCTTGCAGTTTTGCTTCTGCTTCAAACTTTAATTCTTCTTCGAACTTTACACCGTGTACGGTTGGGTCTGTATTGAACTTTGTGAAAATTGCCTTCAGTTGTTCTTTGAAATTTTTCTTGTCCATGAAATTGCTTTTATGTAGAATGTGCGAGCAAACAATTTTCCCACACCAATAAAAAAAAATTCTTGTATAAAAGGAAACGCGTCCGTTTCCAGACGCGCTTCACAAACACAAAAAACAAATTGAACAAAACACAGAAACGTTATTGAAATAACAATTCTATTTCTTTGAGCATACGTTCTTCAATACTTGCAGCGGCAGCATTTAATTGCAGTTCGCTGAAACGTCCTTCAATTGAAAAGCCTTTTATGTTGCCTTGCTTGACTTCGCTCCAAACTTTGTCGTCGTCAACTTTTACACCAAGCATCCAAGTTCCTTTTGGCACATTCATTCCGAAGTGACGTGACTTATCTTGCTCGCTTTCGACTATCCAACTTTCGACAACTGTGCAACCTTCAATTTCAAACTGGTGCTCGAAAGTGTGGTTGTGTTGCATGTCCTGTTTCAAAAACATTTGCGCGCATTGCATTATTGTTTCTTCGTCAAAGACAACATAAAATTCTTCCATTGTCTTTTCGTCAATTCGATAAATATATTTGTTCGGTACCATTGCTGCACCGTATAGCATACGACGTTCTTCAATTGCTTCACTAAACTTGTGTTCGCTTAATGCAATCCAGTTTTCTTGAATCGCTGGACTTTCAACAAGTCCAATTGCAAACACGCCAAGTTTTCCTTCTGCGTCAATAACGCACTTCAAAATTTTCTTCTTTTCCATTTTGTTTTTTGTTTGAATTGTTATTTCTTTGTCATACTCAATTATGAGTTTTCAGTATTTGGTTTAAGTCGAAAGGTGCAGCAAACGTGTTGCACTTTTTTTATCCTAAACGTGCAAGGTTTGCGACACGTTCGCGTGCTTCTTGTGCGTTTGTTACGTCGCTTGCAAGAACGTATGTAGGCTGAACTTGTGCTTGTCTGTTTTGTAAAAAGTCAAGGTTTAATGCATTAAATTGTGGTGCTTGCGTATTTGTGTTTCCGCCAACAGACAAATTGCCACCGCCCGTATCTGTGCTTGGTGGTGGTGGTGGTGAGGTGCTTGAAGTGTATTGCGTCGCTTTAATTTTAGCAACGTTTGCAAGACCAACGGCAATTGCAGCAGTAGCAGCAACCGCGCCACGAATTGGTGCGTCTGGAGTTGGAATTGAAAGTTGTGAAGTATATGCACCTTGCGCTGCCTTGTAAGTTTCAATAAGCGTTTGTGCAATTTGTAATGCTTTGTTTCTATTGAATGCTCGTTTTCTTTCTTCTTCTGTCTTTCCTTCAAACGTAGTATTTAATTGACTTAAAGAAGTGAGCCAACCGCTTGCAGCATCCAGTGAATTATTTATTCGCGCTTCTTGAAATGCTGCGGCAGCGTCAAGTTGTTTCTGTTGGTATTCTGCTTCCAGTCCAGTAATGTCTTCGCCATTCTTTCTTGCAAGTGCAATTTTGTCTTCGTACTGTCTTTGCAATTCAACCTTTTCAATTTCGTACTGCGCTTGCAACATTGGAAGTCCAGCAGTATTTGCCATCAAACGCACGTCTTCAATTTCACGTTCTTTCGCCAGACGTTCTTGTGCGAACTTGTCACGAACTTCTTGTTCCTTTGTTGCTTGCTCTGCAATTAAACCAGACGCGTCTTGTCCAGCAGCACGCAACGTTTCAATTCTTTCAAAATAGTATTCGCCAATTTTTTCCAGTTCGCGTTGTTGTTCTGACTTTAACGCTTCTTCGTTTTCTAATGCATACGCGTCAAGTTCTTGTTGAATTTCTTCTTCTGCCTTGCGTACTTCTTCCAAAAGAAGTTGGTTGTACTTTACTTCAATTGCAAGTTCTTCTTGCTTTTGTAATTCGCGAACTTCATTTAAATTTGCGCCAACTTTCTTCGCCTCGTTTTCAAGGTCTGCATATTTCAAACGAACTGCTTCGAGTTCTTTCTGTTGTTCTGTTTGACCGCTGGCAGAAAGTTCACGTTGCACTGCAAGCACCTTATCACGGTATGCTTGTAAGTCATTTGCCTGTTGTTCATTTGCTGACTTCTGTGCGTCTGCTTTTGACTTTGCTTCGCTTCTATCTTGCTTCGCAAAACCTTCGTTTAATAAACGTTTTCTTTCTGCAAATATTGCATCGTTTTTCGCAAGGTCAACTTGACTTGCACCCAAACCTTCCAGACGTTTCTTTTCGTCTTGGTAAGCATTTTCCAAGTCTTGGTTTGCCTTCTGTCTTTCTGTCAAACCAATTTGGTTGAACTGTCTGTCAAGGTCAACACGCGCTTGGTTCAGTGCGTTTATTCTATCGATAGCAAGAATTTCATAGTCGACGCGTTGCTGCGAATACTGTTTGCGAAGTGTGTCCAGTTCTTTTTCTTGGTCTTCTGTTATACCGTAGTTGCTGCGTTGTAGTCTTTCAAGGTTGTCAATTTTAGTTTTTGTGTCGTTTATTTCATTTTGTGCAAATTGTCTTTTTAGTTCGTACTGTTTTCTTGCGTCATTACCAACTTCTGCAAGAACTTTCTTTTCTTGTTGTTTTCTGTATTCTGCTTGCTTGTCAATTTCAGTGTTTGCCTTCTGTGTGTTTTCACGCGCCTTGTCTTGCATGAATGAAAACGCTGCAACAATTCCAGCAACGGCAACTGTAATGCCGACCAGAATTGCAGTAACTGGGTTTGACAATAACGCAGCAGTCAATGTACGAAATGAAGAAATAACACCCTTGACTCCGTCTGTAATTGACTTGAATGAAAAGTTTTTAATTGTACTTGCAAAACCTTTTACACTTTCGCCAACTCCTTCAAAGTCTAAATTCAAAAGACGTTCTTGCAGCAATGCAAAATTTCCTTTTGTTTTCTCAATTGCGTTACCAGCACCAGCACCAATTTCTTGGTTTAAGTCTTGTGACTTGTCTTTGAGGTCGGAAATTTGGTCTTTGAGTGCTTGGTATTCTGCGGTGCCTTCTGCAATTTTTCCAGACGTTAACAAGTTTGTGAGTTCGCGAATTTGCGCTTTCAAACTTTTTGTTGGTTCAACTGGAAGCGTACCGCCAAGTCGTGTAAATTCTGCGCTCGCTTCTTTCCACTTGTCCGTATTTGGGTTTAACGTATTCAAGTCTTCTTCTAACTTCGCCAGACGCACGTCTGTGAGTTCTTGCACGCTACCACCAAGGTCAATATACACTTGGTTCAATTCATTCCATTCTTGCGTATCTGGTGTGGTCGCTGCAAGCGTTGTCTGCAAGTCTTTCAATCCAGACTTTAATTTGCTTGTATTTCCACCAAGTTCTTTAAATTCTTTTGCAGCGTCTTGCCATTGCTTCGTCTTTGGGTCAAACGTCTGCAACGTTTTTTGCAATTCAGAAATGCGTTGCGTTGTTTGGTCTGTTTCTTTTTCTACACCAGTCAACGCTTCGGTAACACCGTCAATACCTTTGACCGCACCAGACGAGTCAACGCTTATTTTTATTTGGTAATCTTTTTCGGCCATGTCTTAAAAAAATAATTTGTATGCAACGTAAATAAGAACGCCCCAACCGAAAACAATTGAAAGCAGTTGTAGAAAGAAAAACAACATTCGTTTCTTTCCTCGTAGCGTATAGTTGAAGCGGTCGACTTTATTGCCGCGTCGCATTAAATGAATTGTTGGAAGTATGTCGTTTCCTTTTCTCATCGTAGTTGTGTGTATTGAAGTGAGCCAACGACAATGTAACTATATGGAAAACCAGTGCCGTATGCTTGAAACAAAAGTCTGTGTTGGTTTGGGTTTGTTGTCGTATCAATAATTAAAGAAGGACTTGCAGTGCCAGTGCTTTCTTGATAAATAAGAACAGGTGCGCTTGCAGTACAAACGCCAGCGCTGTCTTTCTGTAATTGAAATAAAATTATTGCGTAACCAGTAAACGTTCCATAAATAATATTTAGCGTCAACGTACAGGCTTGTAGCGTGTCATTTGCCAATTCAATGTGTTCGTTGTTTATGCCTTCAATAAAAAGTGGTAACGTATCCATGCTTGCAGCAATATTGTCTTTTGCTGAAAACATTACCACACCAAACTGTTGGCCACCGTCTGCATTTGTTGCCGTGTCATTTATCCATCCACCGCCCAAATGAATGCCACCAGTTTTTGCAAGAACGTTTTTACCAAGAAGAACTGCACCACGTTTGTCTGCATCCAATTTTAAGTTTCTTCCAACTGCAAGTGTGCCAAGGTTGTTAGCGGAAATTTGAATTGAAGAACCAACAAATGCACTGTATTGTGAAGACAAGTCTGCGTCTAAACCAACTGCGCTTTTCAAAGAATTCACTGGTGCTTGAATTTCATTTAATGTTCTTGACTGTTGTGCTTGCGTCAAATTTGTTCTGCGAATTATATTTGAATAACAAGCGTTTTTTGCTTCCGACCAAAACCAGTTATACTCATTGCAACATATTTCTGTGCCGTCGACTGGGTTGCCGTTGCCGTCTTGCCAAATTACTTGTCCGTTAACAAGCGAACCAACTGGAATAATTTCGCACGGTGCAGTTGTCTCAACTACTTTCAGAAGTTGCACGCTTGTTGTTTCTGCGCCACCAACTTTGTAGTCATTTATTTCAAGTATGCGCCACCAACTGTCTTTAATCCAAATTAAGTCAGCGAATGAAAATGTAAGAATGTCAACAAGGTCAAGTGCAAAGTGCGCAGTCATTAGTCTTGACTGTGGCGAATAAATTCCATTTAAATAATTGCGCCAATACAAATTGAAAAGGTTATTGAACGGACTGGAAATAATTGCATGCAACGGAGTTTCTGGTGCAAAATTTAAGTCGTTGTCTGTGTAGTCTGCATTGATAACAGAATAATGCGAAAGAACTGGAACGCTTGTTAAGGTTGACGTTATGCCGTCCGTTAATTGAATGTCAGCAGTACCGCCAATAAATAAGCAACGCATTGCTGGGTTAACGAATTCACCCTTATCATTTATGAATTTTGGTATAACAATAGAAGTTCCCTCGACTTCTTGTGCTGGTGTTGACTGCGTTGTAAGTTTTACTGTATTGTCACCAGTTGCAAATTGGTTTGAAGGTGTGGTTGCGTCAATTGTGTAACCGTTTATTTTGTAGTCGCCGTAAGTTCTTTGGCCTACGTCATTAAAAAATTTACTTGCTACGTCACCACCAAGTGAATAAGTGAAAACAATATTTTGTTTTTGGTAGTCTGTTGTGCTTTCAACAATTATGTCTTTGGAAATGTCAAGTTTATTTGTCCAGTCAATTTTGTTTCCGCTTCCAAGATAGTCATTCATTGACTGCATGATAAAACGGTTTGGTTGTGTGCGGTCTGGAATTATTGCGCAGTTGTGCATTGCAATAACGTCACGCACAAAGTCAATTTGTTTTATGTCTGGTGCAAGCGGTGACATAAATACTGGAACGTTTGTCGTTACGTCTCCAACTTGTACTAACTGCCAACCACAACCAGTGTATTGTTGCGAGTAACCATTGAACACTTGCGGCACTGGAATTTCCAGCATTGCCAAATTGTACACTTTGTATTTTATTCTATATTGATGCGTTTCAATACAAGTCAAAAAAGTTGGCGTAAAGCCTTCTATGAATTGCGCACCAGTATTGCCATTTGAAATAGTTCCAGCAAGATAGTCTACGCCAGTTGTAATGTCGGTTACATAAATTTCTATGATGCGTCCATTGGAAATTGGACTTGCAACAAATACACTTGTCCAAATATTAAAATAGTAAACGCTTGTAACTGGTGCAGTAAAAGTATCGCTTGCGTAAAGGTTTGAATTGTCTTGCCATTCTGTTGTGCCAGTTAAGAAGCCACCGCTAGAAAAACTTTGCAATGTTTGTAGTTGTGCAGCAAACAAAAATGCACTTGGGTCATTTAATGTTGGCCGTGTAATGAATGGCATGTAATAAGTTTCCAACGTAGCAAGCAAGTCGTCTGCGTCAAATGTGAAGCCAGCGTCATTCATTATTTTTTCAAATAACCAAGACCACTTTACAGACGGCGTAAGGTCTGCTGGAAAAACAGGGTTGGAAGAATTCAAAACTGGTCGTGTGTTTAACGTGCCAGTGTTGTCCCACTTCTGACCACGGTCAAGAAATGTATAGCGGTATGGCTGAGTGTCGTCCAGAACTGTTGCGTAATCGCACACGTGGTTCAAGTCTGCAAGCGCAGTTATGTCACGAAGTTTCTTGTCACCAATTGCACGAAACAAGTCTGGTGTTTCAGAATAGAATGAAACTTCAACGTCTGTTAAACGGTCAAGTTGTTTGTATGCACGAATAATTCGAAGGTGACCTTTAATTATTGGAAGTGAGTTCACACGAATTTCTGCTGGCACTTTCGTATTGAACAACGTGTCTGCATTTTCATTTGACAAATAATTCACTTCACTTACTGCGCCAAGAATTTCTTGGTTGCGTTGCGTCAATGGAATTCTGAATTGTCTTGAATAACTTCCAACAACTTTGAATTCACTTATGTCTGTGAAGTTCCAGTTCTGCGAAATACTTTCGTTTTCGTATAGGTCAAGATAAACTTCTTTTGGCGAACCAAGTGTGAATGTGAAGTAAGCACCAGCAGCAATTGCAGTTGGGTTTTCTGAAATGTATACAAATGTTGCCACTTCTGTTTCGCATGAAAGGTCAGAAGCACTACCATCAATTTGCACAGTCCCAAGCAAACCACTTTCACCGTACACATTCACAAAACCGTTTTGTGCAATTAGTTGTTCGTATGCATCACAGTCAAGAAATGTTTCTTCGTCAATGTATATTTTTTGGTCCGCAGTGCTAATGCCAAACAACCCGCTTGTGTAAGTGGTTGCATCACCTTTGACGACAATAAGTTGAACTTCGTTTTTCATGTCCAGTAATCTTGTGAAAGTGTAACGTTCATTGTAACATTAAAAAGTTTTCCATTGCGTTCACGCTTTTCGACAAATGAACTGTCAGAAATTGAAACTGGAATTTGTGTTCCATCTTCTTTAATTATTTGAACTTGGTTGCTCGCAAACAAATTGCGCAGAAAAACAAATTCATTTTCTTGTATCCAGTCAGAAACAATTAGCAACGTTCTTCGAATTATTGTTTCGCGGTCTGTAAGTTGTCGGTCACTTGCCAAGAATGTATTTGGTGCTTGTCTGTACAACACTTGTCTGTATTGTTTTCGTTCCGCGTTATTGGTAAATTCATTTCGTTTTATAAAATTGAAGTAATCCCAACCACCACGAGAATTTATCCAACCAAGACGAACGTAGTCGTGACGACAGTCGCTTTGCCCATACAATTCTGCATTGTAGAAAATGTATAGCATAGAACGTTGTGCGCTTCCTTCTTTAATACGTATTTGATAGTAACGCCAGTTTGGTGTATTGGCTGGTCTTTGGTCTATCGCTGCATCGTTATTTATATTCATTGGATAAACTCCAATGTGCGTTATTTCTTCTGGTGAAAAATTTGTTTGGTATACGTACGTTCCTCCCGTAGCATTAACAATTGAATATTCAACGAAGTTAATATTGTTTCCAGTAATAAGTGATGAGGTTGGAATTGTCAGCAAGCCATAATCTGTTGGAAGAACTGGAATAAAAGTGCGTTGCGCTTCTGGAAGACTTGCAATTGCAAATGAAGAAGCACGCCACCAGTCATGCGTGTCGTGAAAGCGGTCTGACATTGCACGACTTGTATTGCTTGCAAGTTTGTAACCAAATGGAATTGTACCAGTGTTTGTATCTGGCTTGAAGCCATACGAAGGTTGCAGTACACCGTTGCAAACAACGTGTTCAGTTAATTCGTCGGCTTCCGTATTGTGTGTAAAAACACCACCAACAATCCACCATTCTTGAATTGTCACAGAATAAAATTCATACCCTGTTCCGCTTGGTTCGACTTGCGGTGTAGAAAATTCTATTGCATGCCAATTTGTTGTTGTGTCTTCATTGCGAAGTTTTACAATTGACGCAAGGTCAAAAACCAAATAGTTGTTTATGTCTGGTGTAACGAAGAACTGCAATGTTTGTCCTGTGCTTTGAATAGAAACTGAAACGCCATATTTAAATTGTGGTTGAAGAAAGTTGCTGCTCAACGCATAGAACAATAACTTTTGTCCACGTGGTGCGAATGCGTATGGTTGTTGAGTAATTGAAATTGCCATTTTTACTTTATGTATTTGTTTGACTTCAAACGCATTTCAAAGTCTGCAATTGCAGCATTCAAAATTTGTGGGTCGTACTGGTCAAATGTTTTTTCGAATGCTTCTTTAAAATAAAAAATGCCTTGAATACCACGAATGCGAATTGAGCGTGCAATAACACGCGCTACATTTCTGTAATTGTCTTCATTACGCTCAATGAACTTTCCATTGCTTCCGCGTATTGCAATGCCTTTAATACGCAGCCAATTCATTATTGGTTGAAGCGGTGGTGTTTTTTTTGGGTTGTTCGGGTACGGTCTTCGACCTTGCTCAATTACGTCTGCGTATTCGCGTGTTTGCTTTGTGCGTGTTGTAAAAATTAACACGTCTTTTTTTCCACGCTTCCAGAACGTATACGTCAAGTCATTCTTCAACTTACCACTTGCAACACGTCGTGCTTTCTTGCCACGTATTATGCGCGGTCGTTCCAAATTTTCTTTTGCAAGTTGAACCACTTCGTCACCGAATGCTTCCAGAATTGCACGAATGTTTTCAAGTTCTGCCATTACAAAATTGATAAGTTCAATTGAGTTGCCGCAATGAAATATGCTTCTTCATTACTGTCACCGCTTGCGCCCCAATCCAAATATGTTTGACCAGAAATAAAAATTTGTCCTTCATAAATTACAACGTCGTTCACGTCGCACAGTTGGTAAATAAGTGCCGCTTTTGTTTCCAAGTCGTCATAAGAAATATACAACTTCAAGCACGTTGCTGTTTGTGTTGCACCGTCTTTCCAAATGTCCAATGGGTGTATTGTTTTCATGTCTATATTTTTTTGTGTTTACAAAACTTCTTGGTATTCAATAACGCTTCCAGCGCGAATGGTTAAATTTCCAGCGACAGAAGCACGGAAGCGCATTACAAATGTTCCGCTTGCGCTAACTGCAAAAATGCCTTCACCAATTGCAAGACCGCTGCTTGAACCTGTGACGTTTGTACCTGTGTTATAAAGACCTTGGTTGCTTGGCGTTGTTGTACCGCCTCCCGTTGCTATTGTAAAACGGTTGGTAATAAGTGTTGCTGTCGGCCCATTCGTTGAAAACGCATACGTTCCTGTTGGCATGGCAAAACTAATTGTCGCACGCCACCTGTATGTTTTTCCAGCAGTCACCGCGAATGAAAGACCAGTAATGTCTTCGAAGTTAGTTCCTACATTATTTATGTTTGAAGCAAGCACAACAGAAATGTTTGTGCCAACAGAAAGGTCCGTTTTCAATTGCGCAAGCGTTAATGCAGAAATGGAATTGTCTGCATTGACACGCAAGTAACGAATTGCAGAAGGGTTGGGAAGCGTCAACAAATTTTTTCCAACGTCTGTTGCGTCACTGATAACAGAAGAAGCAATTGGTTTATTCTTCCAAAGACCAGTTGAACTTTCAAACAAAATTGTTTCGTTGTTTGCTTCACTTGAAATTTGCACGCCGTGCAATTCATTCAATTCATAACCGTTTTGAATTTGAATTACTACGCGTCCCAAGTTTGGATGCGAACGCGCGACGTAACCAAGAAACACTGCGTGTGCTGGTTCTGCTGGCGGTGTGTTTGCTTGCCATGCGCCAGCGGTTTCAGACAACCAAAGTGTGTCGCCAGCGGCAAACGCAGAAGTGTCCAAGTCGTGCAACGTGCCGTTGACTGCAATGCTACCGTCTGAATTGTTTGGAATGTCTTGAATTACAAAACCAATTGTTTTTGAACTTGTCGCTTCTGTTGAAGCGTCTGCAAGAAGTGCGTTTGGTCTGTTGCCAGTTGCGCCAGACAAATAAACAACTTGACCTTTGTTCAATGTAACGCCAGTTGAATTGCGAACAATTACTTGAATGCATTCTGCCGCGTCAACAATGCCGTCGTTGTCTGTGTCGTAAACACTTTTGAGCATGTCACCAATTACTGGTGGCAACGTTGGTTTGTTTAGTATTTCAGCAACGCCACTGGTTGCGTTCCAGTCTGAATTGACTTGCGTGAATGAAACGGTAACTGCTTCCCACTTTTGAGTTGTTGAATTGTATTGAATTAACTGTCCATTGCTTGGTGCTGGTGCATCAACATTTGCAAGTTCACTTAATTGAAGCAATGAAACAACAACCCATTGCGTACCGTCCCATTGAATTAAGTCTTGCGGCTTGATACCATTACCTATTAAGTCGGCAAGCGTTTTTGGTATTGTTGGAAATGCTTGCAATGCAGCAGTACCGTCAATGTATTGTAATTGTGTTCCGTTCGCGGTAACGTTAAGTGTTCCAGAAGTAGTGACTGGTGAATTGCTTACTGTGAATGCGTTGTTTGCTGGTTGTGGTAACGACAAACCAACACTTGTGACAGTTCCACTGTTTAACGGTGGCAAGTTTTCAAGGTCATTGTAGTCACCAGTAAACGCAACCTCTGCAAGACTTGTCACGTCTGCTTTTTCATTAAACCAAATTGCAAGGTCAAGTTGGTCTGCAATATTTCCAACTATCTCGCCCCAAGAAACAGAAGCAATGCCGCCAGTTGAATTTATTCGAACGCGTCCATCACCAAGGTCTTCAACAGTAACATTCGTTCCGTTAACTAAATTCAAAATGCTTTGGTTAATGTTGTCGACGTTGTTTACTTTCAACACAAGTGCTGGAACATAACCGCCACCACCACCAGAAGAAGAACCGCCCGTTGTCCAGTCTGCTGGTATGTCGCACGCATTCCAATTCCAAGGGAACGTCATTGTAAGCGAGAGCGTAACGCCAGTCAATACGTGCGTGTATTCTTCCATAAAAGGTTGAACCGCCGAACCTTCTTCCAGCGTTACGTCTTCGCCAAATATGACACCGCCATTTTTTATTTCCGCAAGCAAGTCTTCTGCAAGTTGCATGCAGTCCGAAAGACTTTCGCGTTGGTATTCTGTTTTGTTCTCAATGTCACGCGGCATGTCTGCAAACACAATGTCCAAAGTAAATGAACGAGAACCATTTGACGGTTGCATACTTACTGGTACGACGTGCATCCAAGGGAACTTTTGTTCCTTGTCAATATCGGTCACGTCAATTTGCCCATGCGAAAAACGTTCTATTTTGTAATGACCAGAAGCGAATGCCTTGAAGCGTTCTATCAATACATTGTATGTGACTTGGTTAAACATTTTTGTAACTGCGTTTTAAAAGTTGTTTTTGTTCTGCGTTGTAGTCACGTATGTATGCCATATGAACCAATACTTCTTTGACTGGCAAGTCAAGAATGTTTTTGAACTTTGTTATGTCACGTTCGGCAATTGTTTCAAGTACATTGTACCAGCCCCATTTGTTTAGTCCACTTGCAACTGCGCTGCTTCCGTCATCTTCGCTTTCATCTGTTGCATTAAATAAACTTGCGAACTGTTGTACAATTCCTTTACGACATTCGAAAAAAAAACAAGTGCGCCATTCACGCGGTCAAGTGTCATTTGGTTTATAAAATAAATGTAACGCTCAATTTTTCCAGCGTCGTATTCTTCCAGTTCGTAATGCACGCCAAGTTTTCTTTTGACTGGTCGAAACAGAATTGCAAGCAAGCGCGGAAGTTCTTTGTAATTTATTCCGTCCTTGGTCCACACGGCTTGCGATAACATTTCAAGGTCGACGTATTCGCGGAACGTCATTGAATTTAAGTCTGGAATGAAACCCAAACGCATTGCACCAATCGTAAATGTTTGTTCGTGCTTGGCAGTCTTTTGTTCGCAGACTTCTTCAAACAAAGTTACAATTGTGTCAATTGCATGGAACGTCAAACCTTCAACTTCGCTTGTCTTCTTTCCTGTTGCAACTGCGGCACGCGCAACGTCTGTCTTTAATGTATGAAACGCAACGAACTGTTGTACTGTTACGTCGGAAATTCTTTGTGGTATTGAATACGTTCTTTCCATTTTATTTAGAATGTGTTTGGTCTTACAAATTTCCAGCAATATGAATTATTGGTGCGCCTTCGCTTCCAGTTAATTCTTGACGCTCAATGTAACCGCGTTTCTTTCCTTTTGTTTTTAGGTAGAAAATTGTTGCGGCAGTATCTTCGTTTTGAATAAGCGTATGCAATTTTGTTTCTACAAAGTCAAGCGCAATGTCTTCTATACTTTGCACTGCTTCTTTGTATTCTGCGTCTTCTTTCATCCAGACATAATGAGTCGTACGCTCAATTCCAACTTGACGTGCGGCAGTAGTTACAACTCCAAGCGACTTTTCTAACGCTTGTATCATTGCTTTTTTTCTGGTTTCTGTTGCGCTCATTTTTTTATTGTGTTGAATTTTGTAGTTAATTAATTTTTGTTTTGAACCTATCGTAAGCATTCATGGCGTTTTCTATTGCTTCGTCCATATTCATGTACTTGTAGTTTGCAAGTCGTCCTACGAAATACACGTTATTGTTTTTTTCGGTTTCTTCTGCTTCCTTTTGGTATTGCAAATATGTGTTTCTATTTTCTGCCGTTGGCACTGGATAATATTCTTCGCCTTCTGACGTACTGTATTCGCGTGCAATTATTGTTTGCCTACTGTCAAAAGGGTACAAGTGTTTGTATTCAATTATTCGCGTCCATTCGTGTCTTTTCTCTGGATAGTTTATTTGTGCGTATGGTTGGTATTGTTTCATTTCCAGTTTCTCAAACTCAAAACGCAAAGACCTGTATTCGAGTTTGCCAAATTTTTCTTTGAAGTACGTGTCAATTTTTCCAGTAAAAAATACAACGTCGTATTCGTTTTGCATTTCGCTTACGTACTCTGTATTCAACAATACATTTATGTTTTCATGCTGCAATATATTTGTAACGAATGTGGTGTAACCGTTCTTTGGAAGACCTTCGTATGTGTCATTGAAGTATCTGTCATTGAAGTCTGTTCGATACGGTATACGCTCCAATACGGACGCCTCTAACTGGCTTGGGTGTTTATCCCATTGTTTTATTGTGTAGTTTTTAAAAAGCAATTCATAAAGGTGTGAACCAACTCTCGCCTTAGCTGCGTCCTCGCTATTTTTTATTTCGCCTTTGTACTGTATTATGTCGTAGAATTTTTTTGCATCTGCTTCTGTTTTTATTTCCTTGTTGTAGACTTCGTTCAGCGTACTAATGTTTACTGGTATTTGCAAATAGCGGCCAAAAACATAACTCAAAACTTTGTGCTTGTATGGAATCCATTCTTCGTATTTGTTTACGAACTCCCATACCTTTTCCTTTGACGTATGAAAAATGTGAACGCCATATTTGCTTATTCGTATTTTGGTTTCTTCGTCAACGTAGTCGTATACATTTCCACCAATATGTTCTCGTTTATCAATTACAGTAATTTCGTGTCCGTCTTCTGCTGCGAGGCGTGCAATAGTTGCACCAGACAAACCGCTGCCAACAATTAGTATTTTCATAAAAAGTTTGTTTCAATTGTTTTTTGGTATTCTCTTATGATGTTGTACACTTTTGCTTTATCATATTGAGCATAGCCGTCCCACTCTTTTGGTTTTTTTAGCGTGTGTTTGTGCTGAAGAAAAGGCGTCTTCTGGTTTGTGCTACTTATAACATTGTAACTAACTTTCATAGTGTATATGTGTGGGAACATTTTGTTTATGTAAGTGCCGCGCTTGTTTTCTTTCAGCATCTCGTTGTATAGTTTTCTGTTTCCACCACCAGCATTTTTTTTACCAGTCTTCGAATACGTTGTCAAGTTGCGCAATAACAAACTTGGTTTCTTGTTATTGCCATTGTATATGTTCATCAAAATGTCTTCTTCTGTTGCGTTTTCAAAAACAAAATTCTTATCAACTTTTTGCACAAAAAAACTATATGCAAAACCAACTGACAGCCTTGGTGTTGCACCATTTTTTGGAGCGAACGCACCCATTTCCATACCGACTGCACCAGCGTTAGTGTTTTCAGCTAACGAAAACAATAGCATCATTGTATGATAAAATGATAAGTGCCGATGTCTTTTGAACAGAAGTCTTTTGCCATTCTTTGTATACAATAGTTTTGTTATGTTGTCATCCAAATACAACACATATTCGTAATTGTTTTCGATGGCATATTGGTTAATTATTTCGCGAGTTTCGGCACCCAAGTTTGGTTTTTCTTCGCGTTGTCTATTTATAAACGACTGGTGAAATTCGTCTGAACATTCCAATACTTTGACTTCATTCAATTGTTTAAATTGACTTGCCGCCTTCTTATTATTTGTTGCAATTACAAAGTCAATATTTTCTTCTTGAAGTTTTTTGCGAATGCTCGGTATTAAAAATTGACGAAGCGTTAGACTGTTTTCATATAGTCTGCCACCAAGTATTGCGACGAGTTTTTTATTCTGGTTTGAAGACATAGACCTTGCGTTGTTTTGCTAATTTGTTTCGCATTTCAGTTGATAGTGTGGTTTCTTCTAAACTATAAAAGTCAGTAAGTTTGTCAATGTCCTGAATGCTGTTTACGCCAATTACAACAACTGCTTCCAGCGTATCACTTTCTTGCACTTCTTCAAGCGGCAAGTCTTCGTTCATAAAATTTGTTTCCAAGCCCCATTCTTCAAGTTCTGTTGCATCCCATTCGTTCGCCAGCATGTCCCAATCCCATTGACCAAAACCAATATTGTCTTTAATGATAAACTCGCGTTGTTGTTCTGGCGTTAGTTCGTTTGCGATAATGACTGGAACTTCTTTCAACCTTGCTTCTTGGCAAGCACGTAATCGCATATTGCCACCAAGAACAACCATGTCTTCGTTGACTACAATAGGTCGAATAGAAAGCATTTGCGGAAAGTCTTTAATTGACTTTACGAGTTGCTGAAATTTTTCATCTTTAATGACGCGTGGGTTTGAAGGGTTTAATTTTATTTCCTTCAACTTCATTACTGTTGTATTCATTTTTTATTTTGTTTTAATTGTGTTTGACAAACTGCGAGACGTTGTGCTGCTTCTGGAAATTCTTGCAACATTTTTTCATCTGACATACAACGCGCAATAAACGCGTTCTTTTCTTCATTCGGTTTCGGTGTTGGTATCGGCATTATTTTCTTCGTTTAAAAGTTCTTGTTTGTATTTCTTTATTTCACGTCGAAAGGTGCGAACGGTTTCGCGCACACAGTTTGGACAAGTAGAAATATTTTTGCGTGAGCCAGTCAATAGTTTATACCAGACATTCAACTGCCTTACTGTTTCTCCGTTGTATGTTCCAACTATGGGAAGCGTATCAACGAAAGAAACAATTTGTTTTAGTTCTTCTTCGCTTAATGCATGCACGCCCCATTTACTAATTGGACAGGCTTCAAATATGCCAAATGTTTTTGCTGGTAAGAAGCAACCACACAAGCGAACTTTCTTTTTGTAATGCTTTATGTTGTTTTCTTTTTTGGCTTCTTCAATTTCTTCTGGTTTCAGCGTGCGACCAAAGACAAGTGTCCCACAACTGCGCGTATGTTTCTTGTAATGTTTACACGTCTGGCAAATTTGCATTCGTGTCTGTTGTACTTGAAGTGGAACGGTAAGCGTTTGCATTGCGTCGTATTTTATTTATTGCGTTTTCAACTAATTTGTAAAGGTCTTTGATAGGTATTCCAGTTTGTGTGCTTACGTCTTGGTAATCGAAGTCGTCCAGCATATACAAACGTAAAACAATTGCGTCAAGTTGTGGCATGAGTGAAATGTATGCGTCCAAGTATTCGTTGTCAAGTCGTGAGCCAAGCCAAACTTCTTCGCGTTCTTCATTGTGCTTATTTGAATTTTCATTCCAGTTGTTTGCATAGCGTGTGTACTGTATTGAATAACGACTGGTTGAATTTCGCGCAGTCAAATAAATTGCTTTGTTGACATACCAAAAAAGTTTTTCTTCGCATGCAAGTTGTTCCGCTTTTGCTTTCTGTTTGCTTATGACATTTAATAGAACTTCGCCAAGCAAGTCTTGTCCATTCACATTGCTTTTTACAAGACCGCGTGCAAAACGCAACCAAGTTTTGTAATGCTTTTCGACTTCAATGTCCAAACAATTTTTCACTTGTGTTGGCTTTTGTTTTCACTACATTTGCAAATGTAATCGAATAAAATTATTTTACAAATGAAAAAAACACAACACAATTTGCATGACGTACTGGGTGCGTTTGTAAATGAAGACCACCGAGAAGAAGCAACGCGCTTGCTGTACCCATTACTAAACTTAAAAGGAAAGAAGCAAGCAAAAGAAGTTTGGAAAGACAGCGGAAGAACTTTGTCACCAGAAGTCTTTAATACTGTTTGCGACATTGTTCAAGAAAAAACAGGCATTGACATTCGTACGAATAGAAACAAAAACAAGGACGTTTCATTTGCACAATTTCTTGCTTCGTATGCTTTGTATTATGAGTTTGTAGTAACGAAAAAAATTACATTGAAAGAACTCTGTACACAGTACATGCCTTGGCTGAAGCATTCGCAAATTCTTTATGCGATACACGCTATTGAAAATAAAATTGGAAACGAAAAACTTTTTAGTTTGCTTTTACCTTTTGCAGAAGCATTGGTTCATAAACAATTTGGTTGCGTTTGGCAAAGACTGGTTACATTGAAAGCAAGAACAGCAAGCACACCAAATGAAGTCAAACAACATTGACGAATACCACCACGAACGTTTGCAACTTTACTTGAAGAAAACAAAATTCAAGACAATGCAAGCAGTCATTGACGAACTTGTGAAGCGTCATCGCAAGGGTGAAAATATTGCGAAGCATGTAAGCGTTGTCATAGGCCAAGACCACGAAGAATACATGATGACGCTTTGCAAGTTGGGTGAAAATTCAAATACAATACGATGACGGAAATAGAAATAAAAACCGAAGTCAGAAGACTAACAAAAGAAATGAATTTTCTTGCAGCGCGCAGACTAATGAAACCAAGCGTAGAAGACAGTCGTCGCATGTATCAAATTTTTTCTGAATTGTATGAACTTACTGGCGACAAAAAATACCTTTTATAAAAATGGCATATACACCACAACCAAATACTGGAGTTCTTTTTAAGAACAACAAGAAGACAACTGACAAGCAACCAGACTACACAGGCAACATGCTTGTAGGTACAACAGAAATGCAATTGGCGGCATGGATAAAAGAAGGAAAGAATGGAAAGTTTATGAGCATTAAACTTTCAGAACCAAATTCAAAAACAGAAACAACTTCAACGAACGACGGCGATGACATGCCGTTTTAGAAATGGTTGAATTTCTACCAAAGCAACTTGAATGTTTGCGTGCGCTTGCAATAGACGCACCAGCGAAAGTTGTTTTGTTTGGTGGCGCAGCTGGTGGAAGCAAGTCTTTCACTGGTTGCGCTTGGCAAATTGAAAGACGTTTGAAGTATGCTGGAACGCGCGGGTTAATTGGGCGCAGCAAACTCGATACGTTAAAGAAGACAACGTTACGTACATTCTTTGAAGTTGCTGCGTTATATGGACTGCGTGCAAACGTTGACTACATTTTTAACGCGCAGTCAAATATTATTTTTTTCTCGAATGGAAGTGAAATAATTCTGAAAGACTTGTTCGCGTATCCGTCCGATGTTATGTTCGACCAACTTGGTGGCTATGAATTAACGGACTTCTTTGTTGACGAAGCCAGTCAAGTTAGCAAGCGTGCAATTGACGTGTTGCGTTCGCGCGTTCGTTTTAAATTAAAGCACTACAACATACCGCCAAAAGGTTTGTTGACATGCAATCCAAGCAAGGGTTGGCTGTACAATGAATTTTATTCGAAATGGAAAGAAGAAAAACTTCCATCGCACTACGCTTTTATTTCAGCAACCTCACACGACAATCCATACCTTCCAAGTTCATACATTGAAACGCTCGAACTTCTTCCAGAACAAGAACGTTTGCGCTTGCTGGTTGGTTCTTGGGAGTACGACGAAAGCGCAGACGCGCTTTTTAATTACGATGACTTACTTCGTTGCTTTCGTGACGAAACATATACTGGTGAATTTTTTATTTCTGCTGACATTGCGCGACTCGGAAAGGACCGAACAACTGTTTGCCTGTGGCGCGGTTTGCAGTTGCTTGAATTGCATGTAATGAAGAAACAGCGCATAACAGAAACGGTTGACTTTATTCGTGCGCTTGCAATAAAAAATAATGTGCGTTTGCAAAATGTTATCTGTGACGAAGATGGCGTTGGCGGTGGTGCGGTTGACGCGCTTCGTTGCAAAGGTTTCTTGAATGGCTCGCGCGCAAAGAAACCAGAACGCTTCGTCAACTTAAAAGCGGAATGTTATTTTAAACTTGCAGAACTCGTTGAGCAAAACAAAATTATTTTTTTGTCGAAGCACAAAGAAGACATTGTCAAAGAACTTGACATGATACGTAGAAGAAACATTGACAGCGACAACAAACTTTCTGTTATTTCCAAAGAAGAAATGCATCGTATGCATGGAATGAGTCCAGACATTGCCGATGCAATTATGCTGCGCATGTATTATGAGTTAATCCCATACGGAAAAATTCAGTACATATAACAATTTATTTTTTCTTTATTTTTTTTTTCTTTTTTTTCTTGTTGACTTTCAACGAGTTAGCAATTTATTTTTACAAAAATGAAAAAAAGTTTTTTTATTTCAAAAGTCGTTCTATATTTGCACCATCAAACAAAGCAAAACGCAAGCAAACAGCAAGCAAACAATTTAAAAAACAAAGCGATGAGAATACTAACAAACAACGACGGAACTAAAAAAGCAATCATTTACGTAATTGACTTAGTGACACCTGTGCTGGTTAAAATTTACAAGAACGGTAAATACAAAGGTTCTTACACTTATAGAAACATTGATTCGGCATGTGCACAGGTTAACACATGGCTTGCGAAATAATATACAACAAGCAAAACATAATATAAATAATAAATACAAAAAACAATGGAAACAACAGTAAAGACACACGCAGACATTCAGACAATTTTCAACAGCAAAATAAAATGGACTGCATTAAAAGTAGAAGAAGACATGAAAAAACTTCAAGAAAACTATGTTTACTATTTGCCTTGGTGCGGTGAAGGTTTATGGAAGAACCAATTCATGCTGGAGCACTATCAATACTACGCTACGAATTTACCAGAAGACACGGATGCAGCTAACGACTATTTGACCAGAACAATAAAACAACTCAAAGAAATTTGCATGCGTTCTTATAACGTGCGTACTGACTCAACTGGTGCGTTACATCGCGAAACGTCAACTTGGAAATTTCAATGCCAGTTAGAACTTATTGAACTTCTGGAAAACATTGCACGCTAATTAAATACAAACCACAAAATACAAAACAACATGAATAACAAGACAAGCAAAGAAGTTCTGGAAATGATGATGAACGACAGGGCAGAAACGTATGACTATGTACGAGCCCGCATACGTGAAACAACGGACGTTTACAAACTGCGTGCAATGTTATTGGATACACTGGAAAACGCAAAGAATGCAGAAGAACTTGCAAACGACCTTCTCGAATTTTACATAGAAGACTAAACAAAACAACAGTGGGGCGCGCATACTTCCAACGCGTATCATCAAAACAAAACAATTTTAAATTTTAATTTTATGTCAAACAACACAAACACATTCGAGGCATTCCTCAACAACATTGAAATTAACGGTGCGCGTTCAGTTGAAACGCTACAAAAAATTGGTCTGGACTGGACAGTGGACAAAGTTCAATTGTGCCTTCCAGACGGCACACCAGTCAACCATTACGCAAACCAACGCAGCGATAACAAAGAAGTCTTGCACGTTGTTTCAGAAGGTTATTCGGTACTCCAAAACGAAGAACTGGTTGAACTATGCGAAACCGTAGCAAAGACATTTGACTACAAAGTTCATAAGGGCGGTGCGCTGAATGGCGGTCGCAAGGTTTACGTGCAACTGGAAACAGACAGTGTACATGGTATTGGCGAAAACAACGATACTGTTAACCGCTATATCACCGCAGTAAATTCTTTCGATGGCTCAACCGCAGTTGCCTTTGGTTCACTTGGTTTCACCATTAGTTGTCAGAACACATTCTTTGCCGCAGCACGTCACGCAAATATGACTCGTATCAAACACACCAGCAATATGCGAGAGCGTATAGAAAGCGCAATGAGACAAGTTGAGTATGTGCGTGCAGAAGAAGAAACGCTTTATTCAAAGTTCTTTAATATGGCAAGCGTGCAAGCGACTCCAGAACATATTCGACAAGTAGTTCAGAAGACAACAGACGTTGACATTTTCGCAAGCATCGCCAGCAATAAAGACATGCATTCAACACGCAAGTTGAATATTGCAGAAAGTTTACTTGCAAGCATTCAGCGTGAGACGTCTTACAAAGGCATGACGCTATGGGGCTTGATGTCTGGAGTAACGCACTACACATCGCACATTCAAAGCGCACCAAAACGCGAAAACGGACGTATCGAAAGTAAGTTAACAGGACAGGCACAAAACATGGACGCAGTTGCTTTTAACTATCTGGAAAAGGTTATTGCATAAAACAAACAGAAATAACAGGCGCGTGCAATACGGCACGCGCTTCTTCTAAACAAACACAAAAAACAATATGTACAAATTCACATTCACAGACAAACAACACAAGCGAACGCACGTACTTACATTCACAAGCGTTGACATGCTGGAAGCAGAACTTCAACTAAATGTTTTGCGCGTTACCTACAAACTGCCAGAATTTACAGAACTGCAAGACGGCTCATTCGTTGCCGAAAACAAAACGCACCGCTTTCTTCTGGAAGAAATACAAACACAAAATGAAATACAAGAAAATGGAAATACTCAATTCTGAAAATAACAACTACGTTGCGTTACGCAGCGACATAGAAACGCGTTTGTTTTTATTGCGATGCATGCCAAACCTTCCAGTCAATTACACAGAACACAAACACGAACTACGTGCAACTTGGGAAGGCTTGACCAGAAGCGAAGCCAAACGAATAGAACGCATCATTGCCTATTTGCGCACTGAAATACTTCAAACCAAATTCAATTAAAAAATGATACGCCAAAACACCAAAACAGGTATGTACGAAGTACGTGCATTCATTGAAAGAAAAACAGACGGTTTGTTTTATTCTGGAATACAGGAAAGAACAAACGAGGAAATTTGGAATGACAGTGGTCGTTCCTTCCCTTGCCAACATAGTTCTGTTTACTTGGCACGAATTCGACCAGAACATTACACAGTTCACTTCATTACGCAAGAAATAATTTAAACAAAAACAAAATGAGTTATACGCTAACAATTCAAAACTTCAAAACAGAAACGGTTGAAGTTCTTCAGTTCACAAATATTGCAAATGCATTGCAAGAATTATATGCGCGTTGCGAAACGTACGGCTTCAATGTTACACCAGATAACGATGGCAACTTTGTCGCTGGTGGCGTTAGCGAAGAATGGCGCATTGAATTAAACAGTAATTTCTAAAAACACAAATACAAAAACAAAATGAAAAAACTTTTCACAATTAAACGCGAAGAAGAAATTGAAGTTGACTTCAAGTTTCCACTTTACTTGCGGCCTAACAACTACACTTGCGCTGCAATACTTGACGAAGAAATGCATATAAAATGCAGCATTTATGAAAAGTACCGCGCCATTGAAGACACAGAAATTCAACATTCTGTGTACGTTAATTGTTCGCCAGACAAGTACGAAGTGAACAAACTGCTTGAAGAATTTTTCAGTGGCAAGTCCAAGCAAATAACTCCAGAAGAATTTGACGCGTTCTATTTCAACGCCCGCAAATTAGTTTCAATACAATTTAATAAACTTGACAGCGATGCACTTCCAGAATGAAACACTTGACGCGTTGCAGAAATTCCAAGCACGCTTGAATTCGCAACCAGATGAACGCGGCATTGAAAGCACTCCAGATAAGAAAGCATCAACGCTTGTTGTGTCGCATGTAGAAATGACTTTGGACGAAATGTTTTTTGGTCATTGGCGTACAGAAAATTTTCAGTGGTCGGCAATCGCAAACGAAGTGCAAGGTTCGCTTGAATTGGTTTGCTTGCATCCAATTACAGGTTTCGAAATTCGTCGCATTGGTGCTGCGTCAATTGTCATTACAGTTGACAAAGTTCCAGACGAATTGAAAGACGACTTGCGCGAACGCAACCGTTGGGCGCTGAATGCTGACAATAAGAAACCAAACGCACTTGACCTTGCGTTCCCAAAACTAAAAACAGAATGCTTGAAGAACGCTGCGTTGTCACTTGGTAAATTATTTGGACGCGACTTAAACAGAAAGAACAAAGACGAATACCGACCTTTCAAGTTGAAGACCGCTGACAATATGAACCAGTTGCCACCAACTACATTCGACAAGTTGCGCATTGCAATTGAAAATAAACAAGACGAATTCGAAGTGCGTGAAGCAATTGATGCGCTTGCAGAAGTAATGTCAAAAGAACAAAAACAAACTCTCGAAAATTTAATCGAAGCAAACTATGGAAACAAATAAGTTCGTACTGGACGCGCTGCAACACGCAGCACAAAATACAATTGCGTGGGATAAAATGAGACTTGGTCGTTTTACTGGAAGTCAAGTGAGTTCACTATTTACCGAGCCAAGAACAAAGGCGGACAAAGATGCTGGAAAACTTTCACAGACCGCGCAGAAATACGTTTTCTTGAAAGCGATGGAAGAAGTTACTGGCTTGTCAAACGATGACGCGTATGGACGTGCTATTGATTGGGGCAACGAATGGGAAGAACACGCGTTGCAGAAAGTTGCGCAGTTCATTGGAAGTACAGAAGAACAGACACAACTCAAGCCTTCGTTTAAATTATTCAATGAATATAGCGGAGCAAGTCCAGACGCAATAATGTTTGACGCGCGTTACAATTTAGAAGTTGGCGTCGAAGTCAAGTGTCCTTTTAATTCCGTCAACCATTACATGCATACGCAAGTTGTGAATGGCGAAACATTAAAAGAAGTCAACGAAGATTACTATTGGCAAGTGCAAATGAACATGCTAACTTTTGGCAAAACGTGCTGGTTGTTCTGCTCATTCGACCCACGCCAACCAGAACATCGAATGTTACACGTTGCGTTAATACACGCGCACGCAGAAGACATGGAAGAAATGTGCAAGCGCATGGAGCGTGCCAATGAAATGAAGCGCGCAATAGTTGCGCAGTGGTTACAACAATAAAACAAAACAGAAGTGGCGCGTGTAATGCGTGCCACTTCTTTACAAAACAAAAACAAAATGGAAAGAAATTCAATAGTATTCTATCGCTCGTTCTTCGAAGCAATGAAAGAACTGGAACCGAAAATGAAAAGCGACGTGTTCGATGCAATAATGGAATTTAGTTTTAGCGGAAAAGAAATTGAACTGACTGGAATTTCAAAGAC